CAGTAATCAGGCTGTAAGAAACTTTGGTTAACGACATATCTATTCCTTACTTAGAAAAGGCTTGAACTTCAGCGTTTATCAACCGCTGCGGGTAGTAATTTAACTTTTGCAGCCAACCGGAATATTGGTTTATGTTTACAAAAACCGCCCTTGTACCAATAGTCATTTGGTTAAGAGTTGGTAAAGTTGCGGTGTTATCTGTTTGAGTGGCGGCGCCATTTAGCGCAAACGCCAGATCATTAAGTTTATACGCCGCAACCATTTTGTACGCTACGTTTGCGGTAATTGTGCCAGTACCAAAATTTGCTTGAGTTGAGCCGCCATCAGCCATAAAATATTTATTGGTGGCTGTTGAAAGCTGGATGCGCTCGTTTAGTGTACCGTCTGTAGCGTCTAAAATTACTTTTGTCGTAGATATATCGTAATTAACGCCTTGAAACGTAAACGTACCCTCAGACGCATTGAACCAATCGCTGAAGTTCGTCCCCGTCATCGTTGCCACATCGGCGTTGCGGGTGACTTGGGATGCTACGGTGGGGATGTAGCTGGTGGCAAAAGCACCTGTTTCGTATTGATGCCCCCAAATATTTAGGGCATCGCCAATTGCACCGCCAGATGTGCCGCCGTTCGATGTGGCAGGGGCCGCCCAAAAACTTGCATTTGTTCCAGCAGCAGATGAAGTCACAACCATTGAAATTCGCCACCAACCGTTGCCCGCGTTGAAAATGGTCGCAGAACTAAATGTCAATGATCCAACGCTTGCATTGTTGCCGACAACACCGTTTTGCAAATCAAACCAGCAAGTCGCTGCATTTGTGCTTGTGCGGTAAACACGAATGCGCCACCATTGACGGTTTGTAGACTTGACGTAAATACTCATGGTCTGAGTACCGACAATTGTGGTCGCTATGCTGTTTGCGGATTGGTAACTGCAAGATGCGTCAGTTGCGGTAAGAACACCCGCATTGACCGTACCATCTGGCGAATTACCTACCGCTGTACCAAGCGTCATGTTTGTCAGCGTACCGCCCGTCCAAGCAGCGTTTGTAAAATCTTGCGAATATGTGACGAGATTGGTTCGGCTTTCCTCGATTAACAATCCTTTACAAGTAAGCGCAACCGGATCGTAATCAAATCTCGGTAAGTTTGCGTTGATAGCTGCGACTAAACCAGAACTATTTACAACCGTTGCAGTGTTACCTGATCGAGTAAACGTAACTCGGCTATCCAAAGACGCTGTTGTAAAGTCAAGCGCTAATTTAGGTAGCACTCGTTCCGTGGCGGTCAAAGAGAAAGCTGGCGTAATCATGTGTTATCTGCCACTTGAATAAAGTTGACACCATTGCCAACAAACGTAATGCTCTCAAAAGCGCCAAGCGTTACAGTAGCCGCCGCTTTCAAAATGAACCCTGCAAAATTAACACCATCGCCTTGGTTGTGCCGAATATCAACAGCGCCACCAGAATCAGCCATCAAAATAATTCTGCGTCCCGTATATGCCTGGTTTAATGCAGTGCGAGAAACATCTGTGCCTGAATCTGTCAACAAGAAAAACTCTGGGTAATTAAGTGTTGTTCCGCGAGTATCTAGCGTCAAGGTTGTACTCAACGCTTCGTTAATCATTGCGTTAGGTTGCAGCGTTGTTCCGTCAAAGTTTAAGTTTGACCCGCTGGTCACTGCTGTGCTTGAGTTACTGTTGACAAAACCTGCGCCTGGTGATGGCTCAATTGCACAACCGATAAACGTAATTGCGTTTGACTTTAAACCACTACTTGCAAGGTCACGCAATCGAATTGAATATTGAACGTTGTTGGAAAAAGTGCAACCAGAAAAAATAATTTCCTCGCACTTTTCTTTTAACGCAAGACCTTCATTTGAATTGTTGTATGCGTTAAACCCCGTCACCACGCCACGGGTTGTAGGGTTGTTGGGCGCAACACCAGACTGCATGGACAAGCCAGCTTGACCGTTGCTGTATGACACGCAATTGCTGATACTGAAATCAGAAGATTCCTGCAATGCAATACCGTGTTCAGTGTTGGAATATGTCACGCAATTGGTTAACGTGACATATTGTGAATATGGAAACGTAATGCCATTAAAAGCAGTGTTTCCAAAACCATTTGAGTTTGTAATGCAATCTGAAATGATGATATTTCGTGCGTACAAAGCCGCCTGAACTGGCGATGTTTTTTGGCCTACACCTGCAACCACAATACCGTCATAAAAATTTTGATACGCTTTGCATCCACGAACTGTGATGCGGTTTGGCCTCTGCGTTGTTGAACCAAGTGCGGCAAAGCCGTAACCACCGTTACCGTAGGCCGTGCAGTTTTCAAATGTTAAATCAACAGGGCCGTTAAACAAGTCAAACCCGTTGTTTGTAGAATCGTAAGATGTGCAGTTCTTAAAAGTAATGCTGCTGGCGTTATCCCCGTAAACACGACGTGCGGTGCTGTTCCAATCAAAATCAATGTTTTCGATGGTGCTGTTGTCGGTCACAATAAAGTTTCCACCTCCAGCGGTTGTGATGGTGGCGCGGGGCCAGCCGTAAAAACAAACGCCATCGGGCAAAGTCACATTGGATTCGATTTTAAAAGTACCCGTGCCATACACCGCTTTCGCGCCGCTGTTAAATGCCGCATTTATTGCTGTTGCGCTATCCGTTACGCCAGTTGCGTCTGCACCAAAGTCAGCAAGACTAACAAATTGAGCTAATTTATCCTCAACATTTGTAGTAACCGAATTTGGAAACGGTGGGTCGTAAGAAACCTGTGCAGCATCTACCGCGCCGCTAGTGTTTAATTGCGAAGTCGTAAATTTTACCGATGCCCCAACGTGCAAGCCCGAAACAAAAGTTACCGTGTCGCTGTCAGTTTCCACATAAGCGTAAAGCGCACCAGGGCCGTACTGATTTACGCCATCCACAAACACCGACAGGCTGTTGGTGCCTGGCTGGTACTGCATGGTGGTCAAATTAAAAACAGTCTGCCCAGCAGTAGCAGTTTGAATCTCTTGTTCGTTGGTGAAATTAACGAAATTAGAGTTGATGCCGATGATGTTGTCAAAAGTTCCAATTAAAGCATCAACGCTGTCTTTAATAACAAACTTGTATTCCAAACCATCGGTCAGCCAAATTTCACCGCTTGGCACACGACCCGCGCCGTCCAAAATAATCGGATTGGAATGCGCGATTGCGCCAGTCGCACTGGTGTAGGTAGCCGCAGGGGTTGTGGTGCCAGCCAGATAGGTAAAAATCTTGCCGCCAGCCAGCGGATTGCCGTTATTGTCAAAAAACTGGCCAGCTACGCCACCAACGGGTGAAAGATTAACTGCCATTTTTTAGACTCCCAAATTACCCGCAGCCACAAAAGTATCCGCGACAGGGCAAACTAGCGAAATAACCGCGTACTGTCCCATCGTACTAAATAAGCTGGAATACGAAACCAGTGTTTGTCCACCAGCAGCCACAGTTACCTTACCCGCACCCGCTTGAATAATTGTGGTGCTAAATCCCGCGCCAAGTCCCGCAGCGCAAGTAATAGTGACCGCTGATCCGCTGGTGCAATAAATGATTTTGCCGTTATCGGCTGCGCTTAATGTGCGCGTCGTTCCCGATTCAGTAAGGATGCCAGCGGCAGATAGTTGATAAGCAGGGCCGGACGCAGTGCCAGTAAACGTCAAATTGACACCGTTCAGGTCGGCACCACCTTCAACGCGCTGCCACACTGAACCGTTGAAAACAATCCAATCCCCGACACCCCAGTTTGAAATGCCATTAATTGATGTTGTTCCAGCAACAGAAACAACGTAATAAGCGCCTTTCGTGCCAACGCTCGATGTAATGGTCGGGGAATTTGCTGAAGCGTCCCAAGTGCCTTGATATTCCAAGGCTCCAATGGCGCTTGCTGAAAGAGCAATAGCACGTAAAGCCATGATTACATCCCTTCACCTGGTGTAACTTCAAAAGCATTTGCCGCGCTGGCCAACAACCAAACATTCGGCGGCAGTTGCACCACTTCAACAGAATTTGGCAAAAATCCTAATACCTTTGCAGGCGATCCCGCCGATGGTGCTGACGCGGATGGTACGGTTACCGCAACGCCTAACGGATGTGCCGGTGCATAACCTAAGTAAGCCGCACTGGAAAGCAAGTTACGAACGCGATACGACACCGCGTAAACATTATCTTGCGTTTTTACCTGAACGGATGATGTCGAGATCGTATAGGTTTGACCCTGCGGCGTAAAAGCATTAACTGTTGACATTTTTACTCCTAAACGGGCAATCCCGTTAACAAAAATTATAAACCTACAAAGGAAAAAAGCCACCCCTTTAGGGGGCGGCTTCTTCATCGACTATTCCATGCTGATTAGGGCAGGAAAGTCAGATCATACCCGTAGATGTACACATCGGCGGTAGCCGCTGCGCCCTGTGCAGTCGTGCAGCGAATAAACAGATTGTCGCCGGTAAGCGAGTCAGTGTCACTCGCAGCGGTCACAACCACTTTGTCGCTGGCCGAGTTGCCGGTCAGTGCGTAAGCGGTTTTAACTGCAACACCAGTTGCGCCTGGACCGCTGTAAACAGCAAGCTGTGCAGTGGTCAGGTTGATGCTGGCGTTCGCCACGATGATGTCCTGAACGCTGTACGACGAGCTGTTTACAATAGCAGCAACGGTATCAGCGACAGAGTTGAGGTTGACACCCTGTGCGCTAGCCAGCAGGCGGTAGGCCTGGTTAGTGGCTAGGTTCGAAGGGTGGTTAGTTTGGGTACTTGCTGGTCCTGGATTGCTCATGTCAGTTTCCTTTCAATGTTAATTAGGCTGCGACACGGCAGGCCAGTTCTTGATACAGCGGTGCCCAGCCATATAAGACATCCAGACGGGTCGGGATCGAGTCGTTGTTAATCGTGTACTGACGAACAATACGCATCGACAGACCAAGCTCTTTGTCCGACGCACGGCCAGCGAAATGCACACCGTCAGGCAGCTCAAGATCAGCAGTCGCCAGCGTGAACGCATTGCGGTGCATGATGATGTTCTGCGGCGATACGGTGCCGGTAGCCGAAGTGCCAATAGAGAACGGGGTTACGGTCGCAGTAGCCGAAGTGGTTGGGATCGTAACGTTCTGGAACTGGCCGCCAGTGATGATCGCTGGAACAACAGTAACCGAGATTGTCGAAGAACCCGAACCTGTAACGGTGGATTGAACCACGAAGTTACGCGCCTTGTTCGAACCATACGCCTGACGGTTCTGTGGGTTGACCGCAAACACGTTAGCGATCTGGATCACATCGCCTTGACGCAGGGTCAGGCCAGCCGAGTGAGTCAGGGTGATGGTCGATGACGATGCCCAGCCGGTTGCGATACCGATTGACTGAGTATTAGCTGTCAGCGTGCCAGCAGTTGTAGTCCATGCGCCGAAAGTCTGCGCGACAACGTTCTGGTCCATCTTCCAGTTCATACCGCCCGAATCACGACCCATCAGACCTTTCTGGTACTGATCGCTTACAGCCGATTGCGGGTTGAACAGACCTTTGAGGCTGTCAACGATAGTCGCCGAAGTGAATGGCTCGATGATGCAAGAACGACGGCCATCACGCGGTGCGCCTTCTGAGTCCAGATACGCCTGTGCAGTCAGGTAAGTAATCAGGCCGGTCGGTGGCGTGCCAGCAGTGCCAACGATGTTAGCAGTGTTGTTCTTTGCCATTGTCAGGCCGTCAAAGTCGATCTTGTTGGCGATAGCCGCCACAGCAGGCTTCAGAACGCGGTCGCTGAACATATCGAGCGACAGTGCCAAATCTTGCGTGGTGAACTGGGTGTCAACGTGGAACTGGGTCGACAAAGTGACAGGAATGCTGGTTTCGTTGAAATCTTCAACGTTCAGCGCAGGGCCAGTTGTACCGATGAAACGGCCAGGACGACGGACGTTTAAGGTGTTACCAATTTTTGCGCCTACGACGGCAAACTGGTCATCGTATTCGCGGTTTACTTCGGACGAAAAGGTTAGTTCGTTTTCCAAGACCATCAACGCTTCGTTGGTGATCTTGCTAATGGTTAGCAAATTGTTGGACATTTCTATTTCCTTTTAGAAAAGGGTGTTAATCAGCGGATTTTCCGGCTTGCGCGGGCGGCTTTCCATTGCTGATAGGTTCCGTGGAAATTGCCATCGGCATCCAAGTTGCCATCAACTGTACTGACCGCGCCTCGCAACGGATTAATCGGCGCTGGCGCTTTTGACTTC